GTCTCCGTTGCTCTCCCCTTCGTTACCCCTATGTCCACTACTGTCCGTACCTACTGTGACTGTCCGCAACCGGCGATAGTTACTCACCGCACGAGCATCACCGAGAGCAAGGAGGGCTGAGCGGTGACGTTTCTTAAGGGCAGCGGCTGGGGCAAACGGCTTTGGTACATCGTCCAGGGCGAGAACGACGACGAAATGCTCATCCGGGACGCGCGCGGTGGGTTCATTCGGCTGGAAGCGTCGCAGGCTGCGGAGCTTCTCCCTCGCTTAGCCGAGTTCGCCAGCGAGAACGGCTACCCGCTGCCGGTCGAGGAACAGCGCACCGAGGATGAGGCTCGGAGTCGTTGGAATGCCGACCATCCGGATCCGATGTTCCGGCGGGAGGTGACCGAGTCTCGTATCGAGGAGGAGCCGTGCGGTCACAGCCAGCCCGCCCGTTCCACGGGTATGCGGTCAGCCGTCCCGCCGGACCCTCGGGAGTACTCCAATCAGCAGGTGTTCGAGCTCGTCTACACACGGTGTCGTTCGTGCTCGGAGGAGATCTTTCGCAGCGACCCGCGCTGCGTGTGGCGAGCATCCATCTCGCCCTACTCGGCCGCCTGTCCGGACGCGCCCGTAGCCGACGGCGGAGGCCATTACCCGGTCGAACCCCAGGAGGGGTGAGCTGTGATTGTGGAGTGTGCCCGCTGTGGCGACAAGTACGACAACCCGACGGCGGTCAGCCAACTGGATGCGGACGGCAGGCTGGCCGTCTGCCCCTCGTGTGAGCGGGAGATCGACCTGGACGTGTGGTCGAACCTTCCGGACGATCAGGTTCCCACGCATGCGGCATGGACCCCTGACCACCCCGATGACTTCGACTGCGAGCGCTGCGGCCGAAACGTCTTCGACCGGACGGTCCACCAGAAAGGCTGAGCGATGGACATCGATGGGTCCGAGCCGAATCCGATGGTGGGTGATCCGGTCCAGGACGTCTGGCCTATCACCTGCCTGACCCGGTACCTCTGGGTCAAGCGGATGTACATCCCGGCTGCTGAGCTGGAGTCGGCGTTCGCTTCGGATCTGGACGCTCTGGCTGATGAGCGGTTCGGCTCTGGGTGTCGGCGTAGGGGCTCGGTGAGCTATGACCGGGTGCGGTTTCCTCCGCCGAACGCGCCGGATCCGCCGACGACCGTTCGGGCGGATCTCTACCTGGGCTGGGCTTACTACGAGAAGGGCTGACGTGAAACCGAAGTTCGAGCGTTGCCACCGGGAGTGCCACCACTGCCCGCATCTGACCAGCCTGCGCCCGAGGGAGTCGGACGAGCCGATCCCCTACGACCCGGAGGGCGGGGTGACCGTGGACCTGGTGGCGTTCGTCCCGGTGGTGTGCCCGGGTGCCGGCTCAGACGCGATGGACGTCCCGCACGTCTATACCCGGCTCGAGGGTGAGACCGGCAGGGTCTGCTGGGACTGCGGCAAGCCCCGTGGCGTGTGTGTCGGCTCCAATCCTTGGGTGGTGGAGTTCCACCTCTTCGGCGCGAGAGGCACCGATGAGGTGGACAGTTTGAGTGATGCGCTGGCGTTCGCGACCAGCGACCAACATGCGACGAGGGCGATCGTCTCCCCGTCGGGTCGCCGGATCGAAGGGGCCGACCTGGATGTGGCTCGGTTCGCGTACGAGACCGGCAAGAACGACTGGAAGCGCTACGAGGAGGGCTGAGTGATGAAGATCGAACAGCTTCGGGAGCGGAAGCCATGAACGCCTGCGCGGAAGGAGGTCTCGATGCCTGAGCTGATCCGCACGATGACGGTGCGCTGGTCGACGGCCGAGCCGGTAGGGGACGTCTACTCCCGGATCCTTCAGGAGTTCGACCGGTTGGCTCGTGACCGGTGGGGTTTCCTCGGGTACCGGCGACTGGCTTGGGAGGCTCGCCGGTCACCGAACTCGGCGGATCAGGTGGCGGAGTTGGCCGCTCAGGTCCGGTTGGACGCTCAGTTCGGCAACCCGAGGTTCGTCTTCCCGGAGGACGCCGAGGTCTGGGAGGGTTGGGCCACCTACGAGGAGGTCAACAAGTGGACCTTCGTGGAGGAGGGCGCGGACCATTGGACGGCCTGAGGGTTCTCCACGGCCCGGCTGAACTCCTCCTGCCGGCACTCCCGCCCTCTTCTGTCGATGCGGTGGTGACGGACCCCCCGTACAACCTGGCGTTCATGGGTAAGTCCTGGGACTCGGTGGGCGGTCCGGCGGCGTTCGCTGAGTGGTGTCGGCTGTGGACTGCGGAGTGCCTTCGGGTGTTGAAGCCAGGTGGCCACCTCCTGGCGTTCGGCGGGACCCGGACGTACCACCGGATGGTGTGCGGGATCGAGGACGCTGGTTTTGAGATTCGGGATTCGGTCACGTGGCTGTATGCGCAAGGATTTCCGAAATCGCTGGACGTGTCCAAGGCCATCGACAGGCATCAGCTCGGCGAGTTGCGCCGAGCCAAGCTGATGCACTTCGTCCAGCACCGAGGGGCGAACGCTCAGTGGCTGGTGAACCTGGGCGTCGCGGACGGGAGGTCTTTCAAGGACTGGACTACGGAAGATCACGCTCCCTCCGAGCAAAATTGGGTTCTGGTACGCGACGCACTGGGGGTCACCCCTGAGGAGGAACAGGCTTTCGAGCGCGAGGTACTGGTGAAGAAGCGCTCCGGCCGTACTGCTGGCATGCAGCTCCTCGGGCCTTCCGGAATAAGTGGCGGAACCTATGACGTGACGGCGCCTGCCACCGATGCCGCCCGCCAGTGGGACGGCTGGGGTACCGCCCTCAAGCCAGCCTCGGAGCCCATCGTTGTGGCCCGCAAACCACTGTTCGGAACGGTTGCGGCGAACGTCACCGAGCACGGCACTGGGGCGCTGAACATTGACGCGTGCCGGACGGGAGCCGAGAAGCGTGTCAATAACGCGGGCGGGAGGTCCAGCCTTCAGCGAGTCTCGCGCGTTCAGCAGGGCTACCGCGATCACGTCACAACGTCGGTCGGCGCTTCGTCGGAGGTGACTGGTCGCTGGCCCACGAACGTCGTCCTGTCCCACGCCGCCACCCCCGACGGTGAGGACGCGTGCGCCGACGGCTGCGTGGATGGATGCCCGGTCGCCGAGCTTGACGCGCAGAGCGGGATTACGACCGCGAGCGCACCGGGGAGCATTGTCCGGCGCAGGGCTCGCGTCACGGATGCGATGGCTGGGACGCTGGGCCACCTGGATCGCGCGGAGGTCACCTACGGCGACACTGGTGGCGCGTCCCGGTTCTTCCCGATGTTCCGCTACCAGGCCAAAGCTCCCACCCGGGAGCGCCCGAAGGTGGACGGCGTAGCGCACAGCACGGTCAAGCCGTTGGCCCTGATGCGCTGGCTGGTCCGGCTGGTCACGCCGCCTGGTGGCACGGTGCTGGACCCGTTCGCCGGTTCGGGGACGACACTGGAGGCGTGCGGCCTGGAAGGGTTCGGGTGTATCGGGATCGAGCGGGAGGCCGAGTATCTCCCGCTGATCCAGCATCGGCTGGACCGACTGAGGGGTTGAGCGGTGTTCGAGCGCCCGTGGCTGTGGTTCGGCCTGGCCATCCTGGTCGCGATAGCCGGCTACGTGGCGTGGATGATCTGGCAGGAGAGGCGGAGGGCTGAGTAGTGATCGAGATCCACCTGACCCAAGGCGACATGCTGAAGGTGAACGACAAGCTGTACCGCGTGACGGAGGTGGCCACCGACGACCGGATCACCCTGGAAGTGATTGGGGTGACCCCCCGCCAGGTGGCGGCCCATTTGGAGGCGAACGTTCCTGCGGGCGAGACCCCGTGGCAGCGGTTCTGGTGCGAAGAGGCGCGGCGGATCCAGGATGAAATGGGCGGAGTGTTCAGCACCATGCGGATAGACACCCAGACCCCCGGGGTCGAGGTGGTGTGTTACCACTGGGAGTCACCCTCCCCCCAGAGGCCCGAGCCACCCTTGACGAGGCCAGAGGGGTTCTGATGTGACCCCTCGTTGCAGCCACTCGTGGCCAATCGGCTCGGGTCACCCCCTGGTGGTCCGCCACACGTGCAAGAGCCCAGCCGGCCACTCCGGGGATCACGAGTGCGCGGTGTGCTGGGCGCGCGAGCCCCGAACTCCCGGGCTCTGCCTACACAATTGGCCCTCGTCCGCGACCCGAACTGACGGGAGTTACGACGGAGGCCGGCATGCGTGCGGGGAGGACGCCGGCCACGACGGTGATCACGTCTGCGCTGGTTGCGGTCACCAGGATTCGAATGAGAGGGGAGTTCGCCGTGGCGAATGAGGAGTTCCGTAACCGGAAGCGCGTTGACACCGACTGGCCCGAGCACGCCGACCGCGTCAAGTCGACTTCCGAGCGGGTAGCTGAGCACCGGGCTCGGAAGAGAGCCAAGGAAGCGGTGGATTGGGCAGCGGCGCAACCCGAACCTCCGGAAGGCACCGAGCCCGACCCGACCAGCGAGTCCGTGGCCGACGCCGTTCGTCTCTCGGCGCGCTCCTGGAACAGGACTGGCGACCCGGCGTATCTGGTCGCACTCGGGTTGGCCAAGGCGTTCGATGACTGCGTGGCTCGTGGACAGGGCAGCGCCGCCGCGACGTTGGCCGCTCAGCTTCTGCCGACCCTCGGTCGCCTCCGCCCCTCGTCTCCCTCGGAGCGTCCCGAGAAGGGGGCGGACGCCCCTCCCACTGACCCGGCTGATTTCGTGCAAGCCAGGGCCAAGCGGCTGGCGGACGCGGCGAAGGCGAAGGACCCGGGGGCGTGAAGCGGTACCGCGTGGCCGGCGTCAGCATCGAGACCGTTCGGGACTCCGAGGCCCGATGGGTCAGACAGGGCGATCGCCCGCGATCGCTGGAGGAGGTCCAAGCGGAGGTAGCCGCGCTCAACGCTGAAGTGGACGAGGCGGAGGAGCGCGGCTACTGCTATCCGTTTCGGGTGTATGAGGTCGCTCCGTTCGAGGCAGCACCGTGAGGACGGGCGGTTGCGGCGGGCGCTGGGTCGATCTGGAGAGGCCGAAGCCTCAGCCCGTCGGGGACATCTATCGGCACTGGGGGTCGCCACCCCCGGAGCCGTCAGCGCGCTGCCTGTACTGGGCGGAACAGGTCCGTCGGGGTTGGCGTCCGAACCGTCGAATCCAGGCGTTGGGACGGGAGGACGCCGCCTCCTGGTACGGCGTCTACCTCTGGGAGTACATCCACATTTTGTGGCCCATGACCAGGAAGCAGGAGTTAGTCCGGTAATCGAGTAGTGGAGGGCTGAGTAGTGGGATCAAGCATGAGGGCGCACCTGGCCTACGGCGTCAACGTGGGTGGCGAGGAAGACCCAAAGGTGGGGCCGAAGGATGAGAGCGGCTGGCTCACGGACGAATGGGAGCGCGCCCATCGGGTGGGCGCTTGGGACCCGGACGGTCCGGACGGTGACGAGGACGGGCGTGACCTGGGAGTGGTGCTGGAGGAAGCGATCACCATTGCTTCCGGATTCACCCTTCCCGAACCCTCGTTCATGCTGCCGGGCCACGCCTCGAGCGCTGACGACTGGCGGGTGCATGTCAACCCCGAGCACGACGTGTGGTCGACGCACAAGCGGGACGCATTGGAGGCGTTCGGCGTTTCCCTCGACACCTCCGGACGGGATGGGTCGGTGGGTTACCTTCTGGTGATCACATCCACGCTGACCACCGTGGAATGGAACGAGGCTCATGATGTGAACCCCCGAGTTCTGGAGGGTCTGGCTCGCGACCGGGGCGAGAGCTGGAACAGTCGGCTGTGCAAAGTTCTGGCCGCTGCCGGGTTGCACCTGGAGGACGGCAACGCTCCGGGCTGGATCATGTACGCGAGCTACGGGTGAGCCCCGCCCGAGACAAGGCGCTGGGCGCCACACTGGGTGCCGGCTTGACCGCGCTCCTGGGGTGGCTCTGGTATCGCCGCTGGTTCGGACAGCAATGGGCGCCTCCGGGCTTGTCCGAGTAGGTCAGCCCCCTCCCTATAGGGTGGTACTCTGGTGGTGAACCAACCGGAGGGGCTGAGATGTACGACACTCTGATTGATGCACTCCGAGCCATCGGCTCGGTCTACGCCGACGTGCTGCGTTTCCTGGCCGACCACCCGGTAGCTACCGCCGTAGCCGCCGTGGTGGTCGGCCTTTCGCTGTTCCTGGGGTATCGGAGGGCTGTTCGATGAGTGAGGCACGAAAGTTCGCCATGGGGGATCTGATCACCAATGGATCGTCCGCCGGGAGGGTGCTCGCGTACGAGTGCGACCAACGCTGGAGAGCAGACGGTTACCGCATCCAGAACGTGGCGCTGGAGGGGTTCGGGGGGAACGTCGGTTTCAAGAGCTTCGTCCCAGACTATCTGGTCGGCTCGTGGCGTGCCCTCCCTACCGACTGGTCTCCGGTGGTGGGCGGGGGCCTGGAGGAGCGCTACGTCCAGACGTCGAACGGACGCTACCGGCGCGAGTTGCGCCGAACGGGGGAACAGCGATGAGCGAAAGGCAGCGTGCTGCCGATCGGTTGGCGAAGTGTGCGGAACGCTACGGCTGGACGCTGGAGGACGGGACCAGAAACCCGGTCTCTCAGATCATCACCTATAGGCGGTACCGGCGCGGCAACCGAACAATCTCTGTCAGCTTCAGCCGACGGACCGGCCGGCTCAGTCGAGTCTTCTCGACCTTCGCCGAGGTGACCGGTCCGGACAAGCTGGGCCAGGCGGAGGCGATCATGGCACGGGAGGGCTGATGGCGCCTTCGGCACCCGCTGGTAACCGGGGTCTGGTGGTGGCCATCATGGCCATCAGCCAGATCGATGACATCTACACGTTCCACTGCAACGGGGACTGGCTGGGTGACGAGTGTCCCCACGTTCCGGACTGGGAGCCCGGCGAGACCTCCGGGCTGGAGGACGTTCTGGGCGCGGTCACCGAGCACATCAAGGCGCACGCCGACAAGAAGGGCTGAATCGTGCGAACCCTGTTCATCGTCATCTTGTTTCTGGACACCCTGATGTTCGCCGCGTGCACGGTCATCGGTCGATGGAGTGTCAGCGTCGGGCGCTTCGGCTGCGCCGTCCTGACGTGTGTGTACGCCGCCGAGTTGTGGGCGCTGGCTACCTACTGGCCGGAGAGCTGATCCGTGGCCTGGCCCGTCTGCGCGAGGACGGGGTTGCGCGGCTACGGGTCGGCCGCTGGTGCTCGACAGGCGCTCCGCCGGATCGAGCACGACGGCGTCAGCCGGCTGATCGTGCCGTGCGATGACTGCGCCCGCTGGCACGTAGTGGAGAGGGCCGATCGTGGCGAGCCTTAGACCCCCACCAGGCTGGACGGCCGAGCGGTACGCAACCCAGATGCGATGGAGCGTTCTCGGTATCCCGCCCCCCGGCTGGAAGCCCCCAGGGCGCCGGAGGCAGACCGAACCCCCACGGGCGCTAGATCGGGACCAGCTCACGATTCCAGGCTGTGAGTCGTCAAGAGATTTAGATACAGGGAGTACTGATGGACCACGACCAGTGCGGAGCGTGCGGGACTCCAGTGGAGTGGACTCGGTTCTTCCTCCTGGACCGTCCCGGCGACAGTGCCTGGATCTTGGCAGCAACAACCCTCCCGGACGCGCTCAGGCCGGGGACCTGTCGGGCGAACGGGGGCTTGCACGGCCCCCGAACCGACTGGACCACCGTGGGCTCCCCGGTCGGTGGCGAGAGGCCGGAATCTCCGTCTACTGCCGTGCATGCGGAGAGGCGCTCGCGGTCGGAGCCCCCGGAGCGCGGGGAGGTATCGCCTGGCGACTAGCCGAACCCCGACCCCAAGGAACCTGGCTCTGCCTGAGCCGGGACGACACACCGCATGACCCGATCGAACTGGAGGGCTGAGGAGTGGAACCGAGCTACCGCGAGCGTGGCGCGGAATGGGTGGGCAGCTACGCGGCAAGCCAAGACGAGAAGGCCCTGTTCGAGATTCGTTCGGCCCTCGCGCTGGTGACCAAGTTCGCGTTGAACGCACGGGAATTCACCGAGATCAGCGGTAGTGCCGCCGTATCGATCGCCGACGCCATCAAGGCCACGGCCGACCTGGTGATGCGAATCCACGACGCCAACCCTGAGGTTGCCCACTTGAACCTGGCCACCACCAAGGAGGACTGCCTGGTCTGCGAAGCGGTGGACCGCTCCAGGCGCGCGTCCCGACTCCGCCCCCGGCTCGATCGGATCGAGGCCGTGGTGAACACCGACTTGGCCCGGGAGCTACCCCGGCACCTGATCCTGGAGCTGATGGTGGAAGTCGAGCGCGCGCGAGAGACCATCCACGCCACCCGGAAACAACCACCCGGGGGAGCGTGCCCGGACCACTACGCCGTGGCTCAGGTCGCTCTCGTCGCCCACCAGGCGGGCGCCGACCCTCGCCCGTCGCTGTCGGACGTGAGCAGGATCGCGCGCGCGATGGTGAACGAGGAGGCCGGCAAATGACCGCCGAGACTGAGCGGTGGGCGCCGGACTTCGGGCGCAACGGAACCCCGTATCCATCCCGAGGGCGTCTGGTGGGGCCAGCGTGGTCGTACGCCTGGCACTACTTGGGGCTTGGCGAGGGAGCGATCATCAGCCGCAAGTCACTGGCCGACCTGATGGCCTTTCACACGGGGGTGGCGACCCGCACGGCCGAGAACCTGTTGAGGCGAGCGACGGAAGCCGGGCTGCTTCTGGTCCACCACCGTGGCACGCTTCGTGTCCCATTCCTGGTGCGCGCCGACCTCTACTACACTCGCTTCCCCGATGAGGCCCCCGAGGGGTACCAGCCTCCACGTCCGCCGGAGGTCAGCCCGTCGTGACGTACGCCATGGCCCTTTGGGGTGTGCTCATCTGGCAAGTCGTGGCTGTAGTCCTGACGATTGTCACGCGTCTGCCGGACGACGCCCGACGCTCTCGATATGAGTACTCGCTCAAGTGGTACGCCTACGCAACGCGCTCTCTCGTCGTCTGTCTGGCCTGGCCGTGGTGGGTGGCGCGCTGGCCCCTCGGTGTTCGCCAGCGCTACTCCGCTCGGCGGTACAAACAGGTCCAGGAGAGGCACGCCGAAGCGCTGCAAAGCGTCCTCTCGTGGGTCCCGCCGGACATGGCCAAGCTGGAGGCAGAGGCTCGCTCGGCTGTCGAACGGGAGACAGGGGAGGAGCGTACGGCTATGAGGATGGCCGAGCTTCATGCGCTCAGTGATGACTACGTGCAGCGGTTCGCCCCTTACTCAACCACCGAGCGTCTTCGCGCTTTCATCCGTAGCGACCCCCGTTTTCGGGAGATGATCGATCGCTGGAATCGGGAGGACGACCACCCAGTCCAGGAGGCGTCTTGCCACGACCCCGACCAGCCGCGTACTCGCTGTCGGACCTGTCACCAATGGACGAACTCGCTCTGCCGGAACTCCGGGGACCCCGCCCCCGGAACTTGCCTCGTTTGCTTCGACGCGGGGCGTTCCCGTTGGGTGCTGATCGACAACCAGACGGGAGCTGCCTTCGATGAGGGCATGTGGCATCACGGCTGGGGTGACCGTTGATGGCGACCCGGGGGCGCAAGCTCACGCCGGCTGCCCCGAAGGAGATACGAGATGCCGCCGAGCGACAGAAGCGGGAAGAGTCCACGGACGGGCCAACCCTGGACGCGCGACTGGACTGGAGACTGGACAACCTCCAACGCGCTGGTCGCGGGATGATGAACCATGCCGACCCTGTCTGGCTGTCGGTGGCGTTCTGGCTGAGGAAGGCGGTACGCGCGTCCTGGAGCGCCCGCATGGAGCCGATCGAGCCGGGTCTACTTCCCGGTGGCGAACTGGACCACGCCTCCCGCGTCGCGCTGGCCTTCCTGAAGTACCACGGTGGCGGCCCACCCGGGTACGGCATGAGCGACGCGTGCCCGGAGGAGTTCGCGGACCCTCGCCGCCGGTTCCGCAGGAGGCAGCGGTGACCCGATTTTCGAGCGGTGTATGGAAGTACTTGGAACGGGTCGACGGGTCGCGCTGTTGGCTCTGTATTGAACCGATTAACACCAGGCTCCACCCCATGGACGAGATGGCTCGCAGCATTGATCACGTTGTCCCCCGCTCCGCCGGGGGGAACGACCAGGAGCGGAACCTTCGCCTGGCGCACCGCTGGTGCAACCGGAAGCGTGCGCACTTCGGTCACCCGACAGAACTTCCCGAGCCGACGCGGGTTCTGATGGCGTACATCGTCCGGACGGCTCAACCTGTCCAGTGGGAACCGCGAGGCGAGCTGTCGCGCGATGTGCGCCGAAACCAACGCCCGAGCGCGAGAGAGAGACAACGGCGATACCGGCAGTTCCACAACGGACATCGGAAGCTGATCGCGTACGAGTCGTATGAGGAGGCGCTGGCGTCGGGCGCACCAACTCACGGCTTGCCCTGGCGATGCACATGGGGGGAGCGGATGACGGATGGCCCCGAGGGAGGTCGTGAGCACTGGCATGTGAGCGGGCAGCAGAAGCGGGACTGGAGAGGCGAGAAGGAGAGGGCTGAGGAATGTTCAAGCTGCTGAGGGTCAGCCGACCACGACGGTGGACCTGGATCGGGATGGAGGCCGGCATCCCGGTTGAGACGGGTCTCTACTACGCGACCGAGGCTGCCGCCATCCGAGGCTGGGAGTCTTACCACAAGGCCAAGGGCATTGAGCGCACGACCCGGATGGTGGTACTCCCGGCCTCCCACGTGGAAGCGTGGCTGGATGGCTGGCAAGCAGCGGACGCCTGGGCGGGGGACGTGCACTGATGTTCAAGACGGTGAACTTGGGACGCCTCACGGTGGGGTTCGACTCCACCAAAAAGGAGACCGGGATCTACATGTTCAAAGGCTGGTGGCCACCGTTGTGGTGGGGGCCGTACGCCGTCTGGTTCGTCCCGGTGCCGTGGGTGTTCGCGTGCTGGCAGCGTGACCGATGATCCGCAAGCGCTGGCGCGTGGACGTCACTGTGTACTCGGCGCCCGCCCTGGGGGGCCTCGCGTTCGCCGAGGGTGAGCGCTACCCCGGCGGGAGGCTCTACCGGTCACGCCGTCACGCGGAACTCGACGCGCGGGACCTCCAGGAGTTCTACAACGCCGCCTCCCGCTCCGAGAAGGCCCCCGTTCGTGTCGAGGTAGTGGACATCTTCCAAGAGAGGGAGTCGCGACGATGAGCGCTAGTTCGGTCCGAATGGCCGCTTACGCCGAGCACCTGGAGACCTACGAAGGGCGCAGAGACCGGCATGACCCCGGCGCGGAAGGTTGCGCCGGCATGGAGGATCACTGCCTGATCCACCACGTGGATGAGCCAGACAACGGTGACGTGTACCGCGTCTGTGGTGAGTGCCTACACGTGTTCGTCACGGAGGAGGATCTCCAGCGGGAGGACATGATCATCCGGAACCAGATGTGGCAGGCCGGCCTCAATCAGGGGGGCAACGTCAAGGCGGACCACTCTGGAGTCCCGACCAGCAAGCCAGGGTCCGAGATCTACCACTGCCCGTTGTGCGCGCACGACTTCTGAGGAGAGGCAAATGGGCTGGCTGAAGGTGTTCTATAAGAACCCACCGAGGACGATCCCTCCGGCAGGTGTGCTCGTTCTGGATGACCACTGGTGGCGCCTGGAGGGGGTGGAGCCGGGGGAGTGGGGTCGAGAGATCTACCGCTGTGCCCGTTGTGACGAAACCTCCAGGGTGTTCGCCAATCCCCCGAAGATCTGGGCTGTGAAGAACCTCCGTACCGGCCAGATGGTCCGAACGGGAACGGGGCCAGCCGGTGAGTACGTCCATGTGGAGGTCCGGTGTCGGGTCCGGTAAGCAGTTCGATCGTCCGCCCGCCATGGCCTTGTCCGGAGTGCGGGCACACCAACGTCTGGACCACGGCCCGGTGTATGAACCGCAAGTTCGATCAGACCTCCCCGACCTACAACGCCATCCCCCCGGTCCCGCCGAAGTACGGCCTACACAACTTCGGGGAGTACCTCAGGGAGTTGGGTCTGGACGGCGTACCTCCGCCGACCGTCGTGTGGGCGTGCTCATACACGCGACCGTGTGACCTGTGCGACCAGCCGGGACGCCCCCACTCCGGGGGCGAGACCCGTTGCGACGACCACCCGTTGCAAGTGGCGAACGTAATTGACCGCGCTCCGAGAGGACACTGATGGCCGTTGACGACATGAGCACCGCTGACCACTACGCCCGCATGTTCGACGCCATGGGCAACTGGACGTGGCACGCGGCGGATGGTGCCGGCTCCCGGGTCGGACCCAACGGAGCGCGCTACTGGCTGTTCGGGGACACGATCATCGGCTACGCGGACTGGGCCGGTGGGTTCCAGGACGGTCGCACGATGGTGTCGAACACCATCCTCGTGCAGCGTGGTGCCGAACTTGGCCCGGCGACGTGGGGCAACGGCCAGGCGGCTGTGCCGGACTCCGGTGATCATCGGTACTGGACGACCGACCTCCTGTTCGGCCCCGAGCACGATGAAGGTGATTGCAGCGCGTACGTCCTCTGTCAGCGCACCCACGGAACGGTGGACGGGTTCGTGACCGACGGCGCCCAGATCGCACAGTTCTCGCTGGCGGAGGGCAGCGATCGCCTGGTGTTCAAGCGCATGTGGCCGACCCCCACCACGCTCGACGCGATGGAGACAACCGAGATCCAGTGGTCATGCGGCATGGAGACTGAGGGCGAGTACGTCTACGTCTACGGCTACAGGCAGGCCGGGGCGGGGGTCGGTTACACCACTCCGCACCGGACGTACGTGGCGCGTGTTCCGGCGGACTACCTGATCCGGCCCACCCGTTGGCAATTCTGGGACGGCCGCGCCTGGTGCTCGGACAAGCAGTACGCCGCCCCCCTCCTGGACGGTCAGTTGACCAGCGTGCGCAGGATCGGCGGCAAGTGGGTGTTCGCGCACAAGCCATGGCACGGATGGGGCTCGGTCATCAAGCTGCTTACCGCGAGCCAGCCTCAGGGACCGTTCACCGCGCTGCCGGACATCCCGAGCGCGGGCGGGACCACCCTCGGTGGTCACCCGTACGTCACCTACAACCCGACGGTTCACGCCGGCTTGTCGCTCGCCTCAGGAAAGGCCCTGTTGGCGGTCAGCCACAACGGTGGGTTCGCGGACATCTTCGCCGAGCACACCCTCTACCGACCCGAGTGGCTGGAGGTCTCGCTGTGAAGCCGAACTCCCGACGCGGTGGTCACTATGCGGAAACTCGGGTTGTCGGCGTCCCGGCCGATCCGAACGGGAACCGGGAGCAGCGTCGGGCTGCCCAGATACTGAGGCGTCGCGCGGACCGGAGGCCGGCGGTGTCCCCCGAGGACGTTTGGTCTGAGAACATCCGGCGAACACGCGAGCACTTCACCGACGACCACGGGCTGCCTGGGACCGAGTGCGAGACGTACTGTTCTTTCGCTGGGGAGGTCACCCACTGCCCGATCGATGTGACCAAGGACGGGCAGGGACCCGTCAGTCAGTCCGACCCGGACTACCACCGGACGGTGTGCTGGTGCCGCCGGGAGGGATGCACCCGGTACGATGACCGGTAGACCCCTGGGCGAACGCGTCGCCCACTGCCAGTGAATTGGGGCCTGGCACACGAAGCCCCGGAAGGCCATCGCGCGAAAGCGGGAAGCGGCGCCGGGGCTTCGCCGTGTTCTCGCTCGGGTACTCCCTCCCGTGGAGGTGATGCTCCGTGCCTGGCAAAAAGTACAAGAGCATCAAAAGGCCGCGTACTTATGAGGCGCTGAAACGGAAAGGCTTCAGCAAGTCGAAGGCAGCGGCGATCAGCAACGCCCAGGCCAAGAAGGGGCGTAGGAGTCGGAATCGCTGATCAGGCGCCATACTGACTGGCGTGACGCTCGCTCCGGACATTGGCTGTCAGACGCCACGGATCGAGGTAGTACCCGAGTTCGAGACCACGTCCGGCGAAGAGGCGTGTGAACTGGCCGAACTCTCCGGGCTCTACCTCGATCCGTGGCAGCGCTACATCTTGCGTCGCGCGATGGGCGAGCGGGTTCTCCCCCCGGTGGTGGTCCCCGGTATCGAGCGACCGGCGGACGCGGCGAACTGGGCCACCCGATGGACAGCGTTCGAAGTGGGCCTGATCGTGGCCCGTCAGAACGGTAAGGGCTCGGCGATCGAGGCGAGGCAGCTAGCCGGCCTGTTCATCCTGGGAGAGAAGCTCCAGCTCTACTCCAGCCACGAGTTCAAAACCAGCATCGAGATGTTCGCCCGAATTCGGGCGCTGATCACCAACACCGACTCCCTGCGCAAGTTAGTCCGCCGGATCACCAGTTCCCACGGTGACGAAGGCATTGAGCTGATGGACGGGCGACGGCTGCGATTCATCGCGCGCTCCACCGGCTCGGGTCGAGGATTCACCGCCGACACCACCTACCTCGATGAGGCGTTCAACCTTCCGGGTGCCGCCATGGCCGCGATCATGCCGACGATGGCGGCCGTCCCCAATCCGCAGATCTGGTACGCGTCCTCCGCTGGGTGGGAGATTTCCCGCGTGCTCGGCAACCTCCGTCGCCGAGCCCAGCGTCTGGTGGCCAATCCCGACCCGGCCTCGCGTCTGCTCTACCTGGAGTGGTCCGCAGACGATGAGGTCTGGATGGACGCCCGCACCGACCAGCGGGAGTTCTGCCTGAATCCCGAGAACTGGCGGCTAGCCAACCCCGGCTACGGCATCCGCATCACGCCCGAGTTCATCCAGGCCGAGTTCGCCTCTATGCAGGAGGACCTCGCGCTGTTCGCGCGGGAGCGGCTGTCCATCGGGCAGTGGCCCGAGGACGAGTCCGGCTGGAACGTCATCCCGGAGAACGCCTGGCGCTCCCGGATGAACCCCGACGCGAGCCCCTCCGGCCGGCTAACGCTCGCCGTGGACGTCACCCCCGACCGATCCCGAGGGGTTATCGCGTTCGCGGGAAGCGCGACCGGTCCGGGCACCCGGGCGGGCGAACGCGTCGTGGAGATCTCCGACCGACGAAGCGGCGTGGAATGGATTCCCGGTCGTCTCTCTATGCTGATTACCCGGCACAAGCCATCCTTGGTGGTGATCAGCCCCCGTGGACCGGCTGGCCCCTTGCTCCCGGACATCAGGACTGCGACGGAGGTAGCCCGCCGGAGGTATCGGACTGAGATCCGGGAGACCACCAGCCAGGAGGAGGCGCACGCGTGCCAAGCGTTCTACGACGGCGTGATGAGCAAACGGGACGTCGTCCAGCGCGGGGATCTGGCGCTGGATTCCGCCTTGGCCGGGGCAAGGCGAAAAGAGAACATGGAGGCGGGGACGTGGCACTGGTCCCGCCGGACAACGTCCACCGACCTGTCGCCCCTGTGGGCGGCGAGCCTCGCACTGTGGGGACAGAGCGTCGCTCCGGCGCCACGAAAGTCCTGGGCGGAACTCGCGTAGCGCTAGCCCTAGGTGCGCTGGTGGGGTTCGCTACAGCTATGACGGGGGTGGCCATGCTGTCGGTACCGGCGGCCATGATCATCGGAGGCGGCGCGGTGTTCGCAATCTGCCTATTCGTGGACGTGGACCGTGGCTAGCCTCGCCGCCCGGATTCTCGGGCGAGACCGTTCCGCCGTGGAGGTCTACTCCGCTGAACGAGCCGGCGTGGACGATTACGTTCACATGCTCAACACCTGGCGATACGCCGGAAACACCTACGGCACGGGCTACAGCCAGACCCTGGTAGGTGGCAACGAGCGGGCAGCCGACGCCGGCTCGATGGGAGCGGCGGCGTTCGCCTCCAACGGCATTGTGTTCGCCTGCATGCTGGTGCGGATGTTGGTATTCTCCGGGATTCGCTTCACCTACCAGCGCTTGCGCAACGGTGCCCCGGCGGACATCTGGGGGGACGCCACCCTCCGACTCCTGGAGACCCCATGGGACGGCGGGACCACCCAGGATCTGATTGCCCGCATGGTTCAGGACGCCGATCTGATGGGCTCGGCCTACATCATCAAGGACACGCCGCTGGCCCGCATCGGCGGGGACGAGACCACCACCGAGCTTCTCCGGCTGGATCCGCTGAACGTTCAGATCGTGCTCGATCCGGTGAAGCGTGGAAGCGCCACCGTCGGGTACCGGAAACTGGGCTACGCCTACAGCGAGTACGGCGGGACGTCGGCTGATGACATGGCCGTGTTCCTGCCCTCCGAGGTAGCCCAGTTCACGCCCACCCCTGACCCGTCCGCGAAGTTCCGGGGCATGTCGTGGCTGACGCCGGTCATCCGTCAGATCGACGCGGACAACCTGATGGAGATTCATCGCGCGAAGTTCTTCGAGCAAGGCGCGACGCCGAACATGGTGATCAAGCATCCGCCGGAGGTCACGCCCGAGGAAGCGCGAGAATTCCGTGACCTGTTGAACGCGAGCCACGGTGGGGTGGCCAACGCGTACAAGACCCTCCACCTCGGAGGTGGGGCCGATCTCACGGTGGTTGGCCGGGACATGGAGCAAGTCAGCTTCGCCGCCGTTCAGGGCCACGGAGAGACGCGCATCGCCGCCGCTGCCGGCGTGCCCCCGGTCATCGTCGGCCTGAGCGAAGGACTTCAGGCGGCCACCTACTCCAACTACGGCCAGGCCCGACGCCGGTTCGCGGACGGAACCGCCCACCCGTTGTGGCAGAACCTCTCGGGCTCCCTGCAAAAACTCCTCCCCATCGGCACCGAATCGCGCCTCTGGTACGACACCCGGGACGTGCCGTTCCTACGGGAAGACGAGAAGGACGCGGCGGAGATTTTCTCCCTCAAAGCGGGAGCGATTCAAACGCTGGTGAACACCGGATGGGAACCTGACGCGGTCATAGCGGCCGTGAATTCGGGTGATGTCCGTATGCTGACCGGTACTCACACCGGTCTGACCAGCGTGCAGCTACAGGCACCGGGTGCCGGGGATTCAGGGGCTGAACCCGCGAACGAGTCAAGCGAGGCCCCTGGAGGGACAGATGGTTGACACCCTGATTCGGCCGGTGGTTCGAGAGGACCTCATTCGTGAGGCGGTGTTCCGGACGCGGGACGCCGACACGGACCAGTCCACGGGGGACGGGTTCACCATCGCTGGCCACGGCGCGGTGTTCAACGTCCGCACCACGATCGACTCCTGGGAAGGCGCCTTCGAGGAGGAGATTCACCCCGGCGCGTTCAAGCGCACCCTTCGCAACCAGACGCCGATGATGCAGTACGACCACGGTCGTCACCCGTTGATCGGGTCCATCCCCCTGGGTGTCTGGACCACGGCCCAGGAAGACGACCAGGGTGTCTGGGTGGAGGGGCGCATCACCGACAACTGGTTGATGCAACCCGTTCGGGACGCGATCGAGAACGGCGGAGTGAAGGGCATGTCCTTCCGCTTCTCGGTGGTGCGGGAGACCTGGGTCGATCAGGCCGGGACTCGGATCAAGCCGGAGGATGTAGAACTCGCGCTGTGGGCGCCGGACCGGCTTGGCTACGAGGTGGCCCTACCGTTGGTGCGTCAGCTCAAAGAGGTTCGAGCCCCGGAGATTGGCCCCGTGGCGTGGCCCGCCTACGTTCAGACCGACGTCGGTGTGCGCTCCCTACCGGGGCTCGATGTGGCTGACGGCCGGCGTGTCGTCATCGATTTGGCCCGCCTGGATTCACCTGCGATGAGGGCCACCCTGGCGCGCGCCGTGTTTTTGGCCGACAATGCGGAACGTCAGCACGTTGACGGCTCGCGTCACGACTCGGACCTTGCGCCCGACGCCCCCGCCGATCCGGAACCCATCGAGGGTGCCGAAGAACCGGCCACGGACGTTCACCGCGACTCCGACCCCGGAGAGCACCCGTCGCCGGTAGGCAACGCGGTGCCCATCGATATCAAGAGCCGACGCGCCAAGATTCTCGCGGTCACCCGTTCCTGCCAGAGCTACGTCACTTCTCTGGAGGACGAACCCCATGGACAACCAGGAGACCGAGGTCCTCGATAGCGGACCGGCTCTGAACCACTCCCAGGCCGTCAACCGGCTGCGGGAGATTACCGATGAGATGTCCCGCCTCGCTGAGCTCGATGAGCCGACAGTGGAGGACGAGGCGTACTTCGGCGAACTCCGGGAGGAGTTCAAGTCGGTGGACCTTCACCGCAAGAAGCTGGAGCGGCGCGCTCAGCTTGCCGAGATCCGGGACGCCGCCCGGGGCATCGGCTCGTTCCGCCTGGAGGCTGGAGCCCGCCGCGTCGGCCGGGACGCGCTGGACCCGAACAAGCACGACGCCGACATGTTCGGCGACCCGGCGAGCATCGAGGACTTCCGGGGGCGCGATGGGCGTAACCCGTGGGCGCTGGACGAGATGCGCGTCTTTGGCCGGAAGCCGGAGGAGATTCGAGCCGAACTCCACGCCCGTGCGCTTTCCGCGCTGGAGCGGGTCCGTTCCACCACCGATGACATCCGGCAGGCCGGTACCTCGATCCTGGAGCGCCAGGACGACAGCGAAGGCACCATCGCGCGACTGGTTCTGGCGACTACCTCCCCGGCGTATCAGCGCGCCTTCTCGAAGGAAGCCCGATTCGAGGGCAACATGTTGACCGAAGAGGAGCGCGCGGCGGTCACACACGCGCGCTCCCTCATGCGGGCCATGTCGCTCACGGGCTCCGGCGGTGGCTACCTGATCCCGTTCCAGTTGGACCCGACGGTGATCATCACCGCGAACGGTTCGAACAACGACATTCGCCGGGTGGCTCGCCAGGTGGTGGCGACCGGGAACAAGTGGAACGGCGTTAGCGCCGGCCTGGTGTCGTGGTCGTGGGACTCGGAGGCGTCTGAGGTCTCCGACGACGCGCCGACCTTCGCCCAGCCGGGCATCGACATCTTCACCGCGCGGGGCTTCGTCCCGATCAGCTTGGAAGCAGCCGAGGATGAGGCGAACGTCGCTTCTACCGTTGGTGAGCTTCTCGCCGGTGGTCGGGATGTTCTGGAAGCGGCGGCGTTCATCAACGGCACCGGCACCGGCCAGCCGTGGGGCATCGTGGCCGCGCTCACCGGCACCGGCTCGGAGGTCAACTCGGCGACCGCTGACACTCTGGCCGTGGGTGACATCTACAGCCTCTGGGGCGCGCTGCCGACCCGCTACCGCTCCAACGCCAACTGGATCGGTAACACGCTGATCTACAACCGTATCCGCCAGTTCGACACGGCGGGCGGTGCGGCGCTGTGGACGACGATCGGCAACGGCCAGCCGCCGAACCTGCTGGGTGGTGCGCCGCTGGAGTCCGAGGACATGACGGGCACCATCACGGCCGCGCAGAACAACCGGATTCTCGTGGTTGGCGACTTCCGCAACTACGTCATCGCGGACCGCATCGGTCTGACGGTGGAGTTCATCCCGCACCTGTTCGGTACGACCAACGGTCGGCCGAAGGGACAGAGGGGATGGTTCGCGTACTACCGTACTGGGGCCGATTCTGTTAACGATGCCGCTTTCCGGATGTTGAACGCATAAGGGTCGAATCCGGACAATAGTCCAGAGAGGAAGTCCTGATGCCAGCATTCGACGCGACCGGCCCGGTCGAGGGCGACTTCGTCACCCTCGCCGGTTCGGCCGCGCGAACCGCGAACGGCTCCGGGTCCCCGTACGTCATGGGGGCTCGGGGCACGCTCCGGTTGACTCTGGCCGTGACCGCGTCCAGCGGCACCACGCCGAGCTTGACCGTCACGGTCGAGAACTCGGCCGACGGGTCGACGTGGTACACGGCGGGCACCTTCGCGGCGAAGACAACCACGGCCACTGAGCGCAAGTCCTTCAGTGGTCTCGATCGCTTCGCCAGGGTGTCGTGGACGATCACCGGCACTACGCCGTCGTTCACGTTCAGCGTGGCGGGGGAGGCGGTCTGATATGGCCTACCAGGTGGTCACCGTCCACCCGTCGACGGCGCGCACCGCCACCGGCAACGGCCAGGCGATAGTCGAAGCGGACCGGGGCAGCACCTTGGCGCTCCTGGTCAACGTGACCGCTGTCAGCGGTACCACCCCAACGCTCGACCTGGCCGTGCAGTGGTCGGTGGACGGGACCAACTGGGCTCCGGCCGAAACACCCGACACCTTCACCCAGATCACAGCCATCGGGCTGAAGGCAAAGACATTCGCCGTGAAGGCGCCCAGCTATCGCGTCGTGTGGACGATCGGGGGAACCACTCCATCGTTCACGTTCACCGTTCACGGCTACATGACGAACTGAGGAGCCAGACATGGAGCAGGGCTACATGGAGCGGATTCGGGCGAAGCTGCCGAAGGGGGTGGACCCCCGGCTGGACAACCGCTCGGGGACGGACCGTCCGCCGGTTGAGCGCGACCCGGCCGTCCCGCAGCAGGTCGACGGCCCGGACCTGATGCACCAGGCCGAGCACGCTGAGGCCGTGGCGCGAAAGGCGAAGGAGGCCGAAGAGGTGGAGCGTAAGGGCATGTTCTCGCCCGGCGACCACTCCCTTGGCGACCTGGAGGAGCGCGGCGGCAACGACGCTGGCCAGGCGGACCGGCGCTTGGAAACGGACCCGGCGAACGCCGGCTCAGCCTCCACCGACGTGGCGGAGGGCGACGTCACCACTGCCGCTGGTCCGCTCCAGGCTGAAGAGGTCGCGAAGGACGCGCGCCGCGCCGCTGGTGGGGCAGACTCCGAGACGGCATCCGCTGCCCCCGGCGAGCGTCGCGCGCGTGGCCGGGCGGCCAACAGCAAGGAGTAGTAGATGGCTGAGTTCCTTCGGGCCAGGGAGTCCTTCTCGGGGGCCTGCCTCGAACCGGGCAGAGGTTCCGTACAGGTGGACGTGGTAGCGGGTCGGACCTACCGGGACGACCATCCGGCGGTCGCCGGACGTGACCACCTGTTCGAGCCGTTGACCGGCGACGGTTCCGACCCGCCCCCCGTCCCCCCGTCGGGACCGAAGATGACCCGGCGTAGCAGCAAGACCGAGTGACTGAACAGCCCGGGAGTTCGGGAGCGCTCCCGGGCTGTTCACTATCCACACCGTTATCCACAACCTGTGAAGGAGCGGCCCAGTGTCCGCCACCGGAGGAGTATCCGACCCGGCCGGGTCGCTGTCCGCCACCCTGATCAAAGCCGATGGCCGGCATGTCGAGTCCGTGCCGAACATGACCCCCTGGCCCGCTGAGACGGTGGGGCTTGACCACATTCGGAAGTACGCCGCGTCGGGGCCTGGCCTGCCCAGCCGTGTCAACGCCTGGAGGCGGGACAACTACCTCCGCCTCATGGTCGGCGCAAAGAAGGTGCTACTGGCTCGGAAGTTCGGCATCCCTACGTTCAACGGCCAGCTTTGGATCTCGGTGTTCCGTGGGGACGGGTCGGTGGAGGACTACGGTCTGGCCTCGCTCCGTGTGGTCACCACGGCCGGTGTCGGCTACATCGTGGACGCCTTCCAGAACACCACCGAACTGGAGAACCTGAAGTTCCACGGGGTGGGCACCGGCAGCACGGCCGAGGCCGTGGGCGACACCGCGCTGGTGACCGAATCCACCACGGTCCTCAACCCGGACTCGACCCGGGCCACCGGGTCGACCACGGAAGCGGCGGCGAACATCTACCGCACGGTGGGAACGGTGACGTTCGACGGCTCGGCGGCGATCGTGGAGCACGGCATCTTCAGCCAGGCGGCCACCGGTGGCGGCACCCTGCTTGACCGCTCGGTGTTCTCGGCGATCAACGTTGCCTCGGGTGACTCCATTCAGTTCACGTACGACTTCACCGTGACGGCCGGGTCCTAGACCTCGGACGGTGGCCGGTGCCCCAACCCTCACCGGGGGCACCGGCCACGTGCTGAAAGGAGGACCCCGTGGGTTCCTACGGGACGTTCACCCAGAACGACGCGAGCGCGACCAGCCGAGCGATCGCGGTCTACAACGAGACCGACGGTGACCGCGTCCAGATCGTCCGGGAGCACTCCGCTACCGCCGTGACCCACGGGACGTGGACGCTGGCGACCACGGCAGCCACGGTTATCTCCGCCGACGCTCAGCGCGTCGGCGTGTGGATCACCAACACGGGTGGCGCTCGGGTGTATATGCGGTTTGACACGACCGCGCCGACGTCCACGGTTCATCACTGGTACCTGGAGCCCGGGGAGCGATACGAGATGCCCTACTGGGGAACGGAGTTGGCCGTGGCGATGCTGGCCCAGAGCGCGAGCGGCGCGCTCACCTACGCTCTCGCGACGACGGCCTGAGTCATGCCTGTCTTCAGCCGGAAGAACATCGGTCGTCCCGACGTCTGGTACATCTGCTCTCACAGCTACTGCGACGGCAACGCGGGAGCGGTAGACCCGACCGGCCGTCTGGACAACATCTTCGCCCAGCGCTTCGACCTGGAGTTCACGAACGTCCGTCAGCTTTCGGTGGCCGGTAGCCGGCTCCTCGTGGAGGGCGCGAACCAGGGAGGGTGGGCCACCTTCTGGCGCATCACCTCCGGGCAGAAGTTCAGCAACCTCCGAGGCGCCCCGTACGTGGGCGAGGGCGGTGCGCTGCTAACGGTGTGGGGGATCAACGATCTGGGGTCACTCGGTGGCGCTACCACCCAGATTCGGGCTGCCTACGTCCACGCGACGCGGGCGATCATCTCGCGCTGGCGAGCGTCGTTCATCGCTGAGGACACGGCCGTGTCCGGCAAGCTCGTGCCGACCTACGGCGGCACGTGGACAGCGGAGTCCTCCCAACAGGACCGGGCCTCCGGCGGCACGTGGAGGTATCACGCCACCACGGGCGGGACAGTGACGATCACCCTCCCGTCCGACTATGACGGCGAACCTGTCGTAATGTGCTTCATCGGTCGGATGGGCAACAACGGCGGCACGGTCACCTTCAGCGGCACAGCCGGCGTAACGGGCACGATCAGTACCAACGACATCATGCCAGCGGCCACGCTGACCAACTGCCCCGTGGTCAAGCGGGTCACGAACCTGACGTCCGCTAATGCGGGGCAGACGATCATCGCGACCGTCACCGCGAACTCGGGGCTGGTCTACTACGACTGTTCCTGGCTGGAGGCGAAGTCCCCTCCGCCGGTCATCTGGGCGAACATCGCGCGTCTGCCGAACGCCGGCTATACCGCGTCCTACCCGTCGTGGACCGCGCAGACCGGTTCACACGACTCGGACGTCAACGCCGTCAACGCCGACGTGGCTTCGATGATCGGCAGCGAATTCGATGGCATGGTTCAGATAGCGGACATCGACAACAAGCTAGGTCCGAAGACCGCCAGTCTCTTCTGGGACAACCTTCACCCCAATGAGCGCGGCGCGGCGATGTGCGCCGACGCGGTTGAGGAAGCCGTTGAGCGGCTGACTCCATCGGGGCTGTATGGTCTTGCCGGCCAGATGAGCGTTCCCGCTCAGAAGTCAGCGGCACTGCGCATCCCATCGCGAGCGGGATTCTGGTACGCACCCGAGCACGCGGCGCGAACCACCTACACGGCCGTGGCGGGGCACATGTTCGCCTACCCCTTCTACATCACCGAATCCCGAACGAGCTGGACCAACTGGGGCGTGGAGGTTACCACCGCGTCCGCCACCACACCCGGAACGCTGCGTATTGGTCTCTACCGGGACACGAACTATCAGGGCTATCCCGATGTCAACCTCCAGGAATTGACCGTCTCTGGTGCGCTGTCGGTTGGCACCACCACGGGGTCGAAGACCGTCAATGCGGGCGGCTACATCTGGCGCCCGAACCCGGGCCTCTACTGGCTGGTCATCAAGATCGAGACGATCGGCTCGGCCACCAACGTCTACTCGGCGATGACCGGTCCGAACCGGTGGATTCCTTCGCCCACTACGGGCGGTCTGTTCAACCCCGGTAACTACATCGGCTACCAGCTCACCGGCCAGGCTGCTGGCGCCCTGCCCACCACGTACCCGACGGGAGCCACCCAGGTGTCCACTGGTCCCGCCGTGATGATGCTGCGTGGCTAACTTCCGGCTAGCTGTCGGCTAACTAGCCGGAAGGGAGGTGACCAGTTGCCGGTCATCCTGATTCCCCGCCAGGCCGCGACCGGGAGCACCTCCCAGTCGGTGGCCGGGTCGGTGGCGCCCACGGGTGCGCTCACCAAACGGGTGATCCGATCCGTCGCCGGATCTGTCGCCCCCACCGGGGCCGAGACCGAACGAACCTCTCGGGTCCTGGCCGGCTCGGTCACGCCGACCGGCGCCATCGTCAAGCGGACGAACCGCGCGGTGGCCGGCGTGGTCGTCCCGTCGGGAGCACTGGCCAGAGCTTGGTCTACCAGCCGGGGGCTTTCGGGTGCGATAGCTCCCGCTGGAGCCACCACTCGTTCTACCGAGAAATCTCTTCTCGGTAGCGTTGCCCCAGGAGGCGCGCTAAGTCGTCAACCACGGAAGCCAGCATCAGCTTCGATAGCTCCGACCGGATCTCTGGGATCAGCGCGGGGGATCTTCCGCCAGGTGGCTGGCTCGGTGACTCCTGGTGGCTCATTCGCCAAGCGAACCGCGCGCGCCCTCCCCGGCGCCACCGTGCCGACGGGTGCGACGACCAAGACGGCCGCGCGGGCGCTGAGTGGGGCGCTGGCGCCCTCGTCCACTCTCCAGGGGGTTAGGGCCGCCCTTCGGTCTCTTGCTGGCTCTGTGACCCCCACAGGCGGTTTGTCGCGTCAGGCACGACACCCGGTCGGGGGACCGATCACCCCCGGCGGGTCACTGGCCCGCCAGGCGGTACGAAGCTTGGCCGGCTCGATTACACCGACGTCGGCTCTGGGCACACTGAAGGCCGCACTCCGATCGCTCTCCGGTGGGGTCAGCCCCACGGGTGCCGTCGCGCGACGCACCGGTCGAACAGGTTCAGGCTCGGTTCAACCTTCGAGCGTCACACTCAAGCGAACGGCTCGAACCTTGAACGGCGGCGTCACCCCACCAGGGTCGCTGCTGCGCCAGGCTGTCCGGTCTCTTCTCGGTGCGATCATGCCGACCGCCACCAGCACGGGTGAGAAGCTCTCCGGCGGTCCTACCCTCAAGTCGGTGGATGGTGCGATCACCCCACTGGGTGCGAGCACGCGCCGCACCGTTCGTCCCTTGGCCGGAATGGTCCAGCCGTCCAGCGCGACCAGCCGCGCCGCCGCGCACAACCTTGCCGGGGGCTCCACCCCGGCGGGTTCCCTCGCGGCCTCGCGCGTGGTTCTTCGTACGCTCTCGGGCGGGGTCACGCCAGGTGGGGTTGCCCGCCGAGCGTCCGCCATGTCGGTGGCCGGGTCGCTCGCGACGGGGGGTGCCCTGGCCCGCCTGGTTCGCCGCGCTCTCGCTGGCGGCACCACTCCCGCCGGAGGCGTCGCGTTCCAGGACGCGAGTGCGAAGCCCTCCGCCACGTTGGTGAGCGATGATGAGCTATCGGCGTTCCTGTCGTCTAATGAGGCCAGGGGGGTGGCGCTGGTGTCTGGCGTGACCAGGACCTCCGGACCAGTAGGGAGTAAGCCGTGAGCTACGTCGTGGGGCAACAGGCTCAACTCTCCACCACCGTGCAGGTCGACGGGGTCCCGACCAACGCCACGATGGCCCTCGTGGTGACCAAGCCAGACGGTACCTCCGTGTCCCCGACGATCGGCACGACCGGCACCGGCCAGTACGAGGCTCTCGTCACCGTGGACCAGCCGAGCGTCTGGACCTACGTCTGGACCTCCTCCGGTGCGGCGGTGGGTAGCGACCGGGGCTCGTTCTACGTTCGGGCTTCAGGTGCGCGGATCATCTCGCTGCGGGAACTGAAGCAGCACCTGAACAAGGATCTCGACAGCACCGAGGACGATGAGGAACTGGCCAACTTCATCGACGCGGCGCAAGACATGATCGTGGCCGAGTACGGCCCGATCCTGCCGACCATCTACAGCGAGGTTCACGCCGGCTGGGATCACGTCATCCTGTTGAATCATCGGCCCGTCCTGTCGATTACCAGCGTGTCAGAAAGTTTTGACAGTGGAGCGCCCATCCCCGTCTCGGGGTCCGGATACGACTTGGACAAGCCCACGGGTCTCCTGCGTCGTTTCAGTGCCCCTGGCGTGCCCGCTCTCTGGGCGGGCGCCTACCAGGGCGTACAGGTGGTCTACGTCGCCGGACAGGACCCCGTGAGTCAGAAGGTGCGCCTTGCGGCCATGGAGCTGGCGGCGCATCTGTGGCGCAATACCCAGGTGGGGCGAGCGCGGCGCACCCGGGCGGGGGCTGAGGACGAGGGGGCGGCCGTGGGTCTGGGCTACTCGATGCCGTACCGGGTGCGTGAGCTTCTCGGGCGCAAAAAGGGTTGGGTGCTCTGATGGCCGAGACGCTGGTTCCCACCGTGGTCGACTATCTCGTGGACACCTTCACCGCTGCCGTGCCAGCGAAGGTGAAGGTGTTCGACGGGCCACCCCCCACGAGTGATGTGCCCAATGACTTCGTCGCTGTCGCCTACGCCGAAGATGAGGAGGCGTCTGCCGTGGACGGGGAGGCGGTGTTGTCGACGCTCGGCAACAACTGGTACACGGAAACCTTCACGGTGCGATGCCAGATCAACTCGTTCACCGGGGATGACGACCTTCGCCCCCGACGGGCCAGGGTCGCCCAGATCTACAACACGCTGGTGGCGCTCGTGCGGACCGACCGGTCACTGGGCGGGCTGGTCAAGCCCCCCGGTCTGGCGCAGATATCCGGGTTCGCATGGCGCCAGGATCCCTACGAGGATGGGGCCGCCGTCTCTGCCGTCTTTGACGTACAGGTGACCGGCGCGCTTCTGGCCGGCTGATTCCATGCCTCCCCCCGACGTCACTCCCGTCCCGGCCACCGACCCGGCGAAGCTCGCCCCCAAGGCGACCACCGCGACCGGCGACCTGGCGGCACGGATCAAGCCCAAGCAACTCAGCGAGAAGCGCGCGGGCAAGCCCCTGCGCAAAGCCCCGAAGTGGGCCGTGTCGGTGACGGTCAACCAGGCGGAGTTGGACGCGCTCCTTCGGCGTCGACAAAGCCCCACCGGACGACTACTGCTCTCGCAAGCACGGCGGGCGTTGGCGGCCATCAGGCCCCTGGCGCCCGTATCCACCAAAGGCAGTCACGGGCGCAAGCCGGGCTATCTTCGGTCAAACATCGTCGCGTACCTGGGGGAAGACACCTCTGGGCTTTACGCTGACGTGGTAACTCGGGCCAGGGCCAAGGGATCAACCCGGAGTTACTACGGCCGCATCCAGAATCAGCGCGGTCGGTACCTACAGCGGGGGCTCAAGAGCGTCGGAGGGTAACCCGCGATGACGGATCCCATTTCGGCTGAGCGCGCAGCCCTGGAGCGCAGAGCCGAACAGTTGGAGGAGTACGGCCAGTTCGAGGCAGTGACCCCGATCTACCACGGCACCGCCATGGCATACGACACGGGGCACCCCGTTCCGGTCAGCAACGTCGAACTCTACGGGTACGAGAAGAACGGTCTCGTGCGCCGTGTCGCCAGCAAGTCGAAGGCCCGATCGGGCGCCCAAGAGACCACGGCCGAGGAAGCTCCCCCGACGCCGGAAGACGACGCCTCCCGTCCCAACACGGGTAGCGCCACCTCCCGGACGAAGAGGAGCTAGGCATGCCCACCACCGCCGTCCCGAACATCCTTCAGGATCCGGGCTACCTGTTCTGGGCTCCGCTCGGTTCGTCCGAGCCGACCAACACCGTCGTGGGCTCGAAGTTCACCGACTCCTGGCCAGTGGCGTGGTTGTCGCTCGGCGCCACCGAGGACGGGTCGGAGTTCAGCTTCGAGACCTCCGTCGAGGCCGTTCGCGTCGCCGAGTTCTTCGACCCGATCAAGTGGTCCACCACCGACCGGTCTGGCTCGATCGCGTTCAACCTGGCGGACTGGACCCTGACCAACTTCAAGCGGGCCATGAACGGTGGAACGCTCACCGTGGTCTCGGGTACGGGCGCCACCACGCTGAACTCCTACACTCCGCCCTCTCCCGGGGCCGAAGTCCGATCGATGATCGGGTGGGAGGCGCTGGACGGAACGGTGCGCATCATCATGTACCAGACCATCAACTCTGGCACGGTCGCCTCAGCGTTCAAGAAGGCACCGGGCTATGCGGTGATCCCTTGCACGTTCAACTTCGAGGTTCCCGCTGCCGGCTCACCGTTCAAGATGTACACCGCCGGTACCGCTCGGGGTTAAGTCCTCACCAACGACAAGGAGGGCTGAGGCCCGATGGCACGCATCGCGACGTTCGGCAACGACGAACCGACACCCGAAGTGGAGGTGGACACCTTCGAGTGGTACGGCGAGGAGATCCGACTCAACCCCGAGTTCTCCGAGTTGGACTACCTGGATTACATGGAGGAGGCGTCCACCGTCGATGAGCGCAACCCTCGCGCCGTCACTCTCACCAAGCACCTGCTTCGTTGCCAGATCCACCCGGAGGACTTCGAGCGGTTCTGGCAGACCACGAAGCGAAAGGTCCCGGCGGGGCAACAGCTCAGGGTCATGATGGAGGCCTCCGCTCAGATCATCACGGTGGTGACTGGACGCCCTACCGGGCAGCCCAGCGCCTCCTCTGCTGGGCCGCCCGCAACCGTCAGCTCATTGAGGGCCGAATCCTCCTTGCCGGTGGGCCTGCCACCGGAAGCGGAACAGGACCTGATTTCCCTTCGGGATCAGCGCTTCGCTCGACTCATGGCGGAGAACGCCACGGGGCGTCCGGACATCGGCCAGGTGCTCCTCCGTCGAGCCGAAGTTCGATCAGGGGAGCAACACGCGGGATGACCGTAAGCCAGGTCTGCGACCTGGCTTACGTCCTCATGCGGGAGGACATCGTGGCCCAGGTCCAGGCGGTCCGTCTGGCCTGGGCGATGAGCGGCGATCAGAAGGCCACCATGCCGACGCTGTCGGACGCGGTGGAGGCTCTGGACAAGGCACTGGAGCATGACGCAACAGCCGGGCTGACGGCATCAGAGCTTGATCTACGCGAGTACTTGGGGGTACTGGGAGCGAGGTAAGCGGAATGGGTCTCCTGGCCGATGCCTATGTACGGATCCGCGCCCAGTTTGAGGGGCTCGGTCGGGACGAGATCGAGGCAACCGTAGGCAAGGCTGGCGACGACGCGGGTCGGGCGTTCTCCGGGGGCTTCACCAAGGGGACGGCGGTCGCCACGGGGGCGGTCGCCACCCTTGGTGTCGCGGCAACCAGCACACTCGGTCTGGTCGGGGCGGGCGTCGCCGGGGCGGGCATCGCGATTGCCTCGTTGGGGCTGAAGGCCCTGACGGCTGGCGATCAGATGAAGAAAGCGTTTGAGCAGTTCGGCTCAGACATCCA